TTTTTCAATAGGTTTGTCACAGCAATTGAATTAACGTCAACTTTTACATCAACTGCCATTATCTAACTAATCTCAAATAATGTAGGGCTTCTTTCTCGCTATCGCTTACTGTACCGCCACCATCTTCATCATACTCNACACCATCTCTAAGAATAGCTTGAAATTCCTCTTCATATCTATCCCTGTAGAAATCAATCTGAACTTGAAAGGTATCTTTGCCTTCGCCTGTGTCTGGGTCACGCCATTTGGTTAAAATAGGATAAATGTATTTCCATAAGGTCAAATAAACAACTGATTGTGTCCATTGTGAGTTAGTCAGCTTACTATTGGTCATTTCTACGGATGTTATTTTAGTTATGTCCTTATATCTGACTTGATGCCTNTATCTTTCCCACCATTCTTCTCTAACACGCCTTAGAACATCATTTTCTGCTAACTGCATTTGATTTTCAAAATCCGTAATACCAAACCCTAATATATCCGGCTGTATCTTTTGTAAATCGCTGTGAGCAACTGCAAATTCGGATGTAGCCATTATTCAGCCTTTTTTGTTTCTAGTTTCTTTTCTTCTTTTGGTTTTTCTGCTTTTGGTTCTGGCTTTGCTTCGGCTTTAGGCTTTGAAGACGCTTCTTTAAAACCCCTTAGATCAAAATTTGATTTATTCATTTCATAATTAGCTTTTGACCGAACAACTACCTTACCATTTCTTTCTAATTTAATTGTGTCCATAAAATAATCCCATAGTAAAAGGGGTGGTTTCCCACCCCCATAGTTAAATTAATTACTGGATTGATGAGTCGGCTAGGATTTCTATNCCATAGCTATCTTGTAGCTCTCCAACACCATAAACTGCCGTTGCTACAATTTCATCAGCTCTTAAACTAGCATCTCTTTGAACCTCAATTTTAAGGTCTTGCATCATTGCTAATCCTAAAGCATCTCTGTGGAACATTGCACCCTTATAGTCACCTGTTGTGCCTGTGTTCGCCATATTCGCTGTTTCAAATACTGGAACACCAAACAAAGTGCCTATAAAGCCAGATCGTAACGCTTCATTAGAAATATCAGTATCTAAACCTGCGTAGGTGTTTGTCATACCTCTCTTAAGGTCATGGGCAACCATTGGGTGAACAACTAATGCTAAGTCATTCATAGGTACAGAGTTATTTCTTAAATTAGCGTGTGCCTGTGCAACTGTATCTGCTGAGAGAACGGCATCTTGACCACCAACTGAAGTTGAAAACCCATCAAACAATGCTGTTAGGTCTAAATCAATCTTTCTAGCTATAGCTTCTCCGAAAACTCGCCCAATATCTTGAGCTACATTTCTTGATGCTGAATTTCTAGCTAAATCAGTTAAGGTTGTCATAATACCCACTTCTGATGCTGTGATAGTTACAGAACTTGGGTTGATCGCTGTGTTTGAAAGGTCAGACGCTTCACTAACTGCTGATGCTGATACTGTTGGATAAATCGGTACTTCAACAGACTTACCGCCACCTGCGATTGTGTAGTTTCTTACTAGACCCTTCATTATTGATTGCTCACTAGCTGTGAACATCGCNTCNGCTACAATTTCGGTGTANAGTTCCGAAATGGTGCTACTGGTTGTTTCATTTGCCATTTTTTTACTCCTTTAAATAAAACAATTTATATTTTCGAATTAATTACAAAAGGCTGAGACATTTTTTCTTTCCTATATTTTCTATAAGTTTCCCTGTCTTTTGCGTTATTCATATCTAAATCACTCAAATTTAAAGGCTTACTGAGTTCTTGCCTATCCACATTTGACACCGAACCACTACCACTAGGNGTAGCACTTACAAAGTGCGGGTTTTGTGTTAAGAACTCTTGNACTAATTCGTCTGTGGNCAAAAGTTCACCCAATTTATTGTATCTAGCTAATCCATTTTTATCAAGTATTTCTACATTGCCTGTTTCATTTAGCTTAATATTGTCTTTTAAAAGCTCAACTACTTGGTCTGGATTTATAGCTTTATTCTTGGATGCTGAAGATAATAACGATTTGTTTATTTTAATATCTTTTAGCTGACTTTCTAAATTCTGTTTCTCTTTATTGAACTCTTGGGTTCTTGTTTTCAGTATTTCTTCAAACTCACCCTTTTGGATACGTTGCTTTTCTTCTGCTTCCTTTTGGGTCTTTACAGCATTTATAGCAATGTCCAAGTCTTCAACACCTAGCTTTTTATACATAGACCCTCTTTCTTTGGCTAATCGTCTTTCAACAATATTATTTAATTCGTCTTGGGTGAATGTTTGTGCTGTTGGTGTTTCTTGCACTTGTGGTTCTTCTTCTTTTGTCTCAGCAGTCTGTTCTACTTGGTTTTCTTCAGCCATTTCTTTCTCCTATATATCCCAGTCTGGGTTTGTTGGAATCCAAGTGTGCCGACAACGATAACCACCTCTAACTATAAATGGGTCACCTGTAGACTTGCCTTGCCACCCTTCATTATTCCAAATATCCCGAATTTCTTTTTCGGTTAATGTTTTATTTAACATATCTCTACAGAAAGGTCTACTATCTCTTACTAATGTGCCTGTATAAGTAAAATGATTTAATCCTGACGCTTTTGCTTTGGCTACTGTGAACTGTCCGTGAAACTGCATTACTGAGTCATGTGCTATCTGACTTGCGTAACGTCTTAGGTTATTCCCTGCCCTGTCACTTGCGTATTGTGTGTGTAGCTTTCTAACCGCTTCTTCTATTTCTTCCTTCTTAGCATTATCAAATTTGTTTTCGTTTATAAAATCTACCAGTTCATTTATTTCTGCAACATTAGACTGCTTATACACTCCGTTGATATGGGAACGAATGTTAGTAACCATGTCATCAAATGGTCTACCTGCTATGGTGCTTTGGTAAACCTCATCATTAATCACTTTTAAAAACCTCTCTGCTATATCTTCAAAGCCACTAAAGGATTGAGTTTTGAGAGCGTTTAAGGTGGCTAAGTCAACTTCGGTTAGGCTTTTAAACTTCTTAGGTATGGGCATTTCTCCAAATGTGTCTAAGACCTCTTTTGCGATCTTGTTATATTCCTCATTTATTATGGTATCGGCTTCGTCTAGGAATGTGGTTTCAATAAGGTTTCTAATTGCAGGTTGTAACTGTATCGCTAGTCTTTGTGAAACAAGCTTACCGCCTGTAGCTCTTGTAACTTCTCTGATTACGTCTTCCTCAAGCCTATACAGTACGTCAATAATACGCTGTTCGTGTTGGTCAGCTAATTTATCTAATATCTTTGACATTATAGGGGAAAGTCTTTTTTCCAAGCTCTGATTGACCAGTAAGCAGGTGATAAAGATTTCTGACCTTTGACCTCTTTAAGAACACCACCCATTCTAGCTAAGAATGATTTTTGCCTAGCAGGAATATTTTTCTTTATGGTCATACCCCTAGCACCGAAAGTAACTTTCTTAACATTGCCTGTAGATTTGTTTTTTACATAAACACCAAACTTTTTTCGCTTAGATTCCTCTGTAGACAATCTAAATGGTTTGTTTAGCTTTACTTCTTTTCCTCTATAGTTTGCCATTATGATTGATCTACTTTTTCTAAAATTAATTCAAAACCACCGCTAATAGCTGTTGTTGCACTTCCTTTTGCAATTAGTTCAACATCTGTTTTTTCTTCTATAACAATTGGTATATGAAAATTTTTTTCCATAAACCCACCCCTTGTTGTAATGAAAGATTTAGTCTGAAATACGTTACCATTTGATACTTTTTTTGTAATAAATCTAATTTCGTTTTCTAAATCTTTAGAGCTTCCTACATCTATTTGCATTAGATACGCATTATATTTTCTTGGTACAGTATAAACGCACATTAGGGTTTGACCATAGGTTGCTGTAATAATTGCAACTGAAGTTGATGAAACTGTAACTGTCACATTGCCTACGTTAGCTGTTCCTGTGTTAGCCGTTATCATTGTTGCTCTAAACACCCTAATAAATGATGTAGAACCTGCACTCCCCCCTATTGTTAATGTTTCTGATGCTAAGTCATAATTACTATCTAATCCCTCAACCAATACTGTACCGCCATTGTCTGAAGATGTATCTGAAGATGTAACTGTAGCTGTTCCTGCTGAACTTGGATATGTGTAAGTATTACTGCCATCCCATATTGTTTCAAATGACGTTCCAACCGCACTATTTAAACCAAACTTTTGAATACCACTATAATTATTCACTAAACCTTTTTGAACAGATAATCCAAATGGTAAATTATAAACATTACTAATTGCCATGTTTAGTTCCTATCGTTTTCTTTTTCGTTTACTTGCCCTTGAGATTATATCTTTGTCGAATGTGCCAGAACGACCCCTGCTTATTAGCTTGTTTACCCTAGCCATTGCCCAAGCGTTCATAGGTATTCTAGGTCTTGAACCTGCGGAAAGAAACGCACCTTGACCCCTACGAAAACTAGCCTTTAAATCTGTTAAATTAAATAATTTTGATTTTTTTGCTTTTGCTCTAAGTGTTGCTAGTGTTTTCGCTGATAAAGGTTTCCTTCTTACTGCCATTATGCCCTGTTCCTTCTCTGTAGTAATGAACGTGGTATTCTTGCACCTGCTTTATATAAGGCACTCACTTGTTTCAATAGACTCGCTCTAGCACTTCTTTTTGCACCTTTTAGACCAGATAGATATTTTTTAGGAATACCAGTTCTTTTGTCTTTGGGTACTTGCCTACGTTTCCGTTTCTTCGCCAACTGTCTGCCCTTCTACTTCTGTGGTTTGGAATTGACCTCTTACTGTTCTATTAGCGTCTATTTCTTCATTTATTGTTCGCATCTTATCGCTATCATCAATAACTGCTTGTGCTATCTGCTTATCTAGTTCTTTGTTAAATGTTTCGGACTTGATACCACTAGCTTTAGCGACCTGAAGATATTGAAGATCATTCGCCCAATCTCTAATATCAAACGTGTCTGGGTAGTTTATAGAGCCATCAAACTGCTTATCTTGCCACATAGCAAACAAACCCCATATCTGTTCTTCTGCGTTCTCAAGATAATCCGCTTTTTCTGATAGTCTTGCGTTCAATAACTGAAATTCTGTTTGTAGAGCAATCCCACTAGCTATTTGTGACCCTGTTGCCCTTACNGANCCCATGTGTGTTATTCTATCAATAGCGTCTACTTTGTTNTGAATGCACTTCATTATTCCATCTAGGTTCTGACCGCTTGGCTGTATGATGTAAGGCTTCAGACTTGCTTCTAGGTCTTCTGGTATCTCAATAATAGCTCCTGCACCTGCACTAGCTTCAACATTAGGTGTTTTTACAAGGCTTGGGTGGTTTGCTAGTCTTATAAGTTGTTCTTTCTCTGAATAGTCGTTGTAGATAGATTGTTGCAGAAAAGCAACATCAGCTAGGTCACTTATTCCTATTGGTCTTTTAGCACCCCTTAGATTATANACATTNACCGCAGGGATTGTTCCTATGGGGTTTGGTATTTCCTCTAATAGCTTTGCATCCCCTTCTGTGTATTCTTCTGAATACTCCTCTACTTCATATGTGCTTATTGTTTCTTCTGTGAATACTTTAATTATGGCTCTATCTGCGTTTATGTCCTCAACCACCATAAGCATATCAAGATAGAACCTACCACTAGCTGAACGCCTGTAATTCCAGTTCACAACATTTTCAGGAGTGTAAATACTAATATAGGGTCTGATGTCCTGTGCCAATTCTTCTGCCCTTGTCTTAGCGTTTGACTGTGGCTTATCAACTATTACCCAACAATTCCCATAAATACTTGCATTCATTTGTACTTCACGCATAACAGTATTAAAGTTTCTACCATCTAAGTCAGCATCCATGAGAAACGACCTTAACTGTTCATCGCCATCTAGTGAGCCATAATCTCTTGTTGGGGGAACACGCCATAAAAAGCTTGTGTATATCTGAACAACATTCTTGCAATGATTATCTACTGGTGTGTGTCTTACTCTTGCGTCATATTCTTCGGGTGACTCTAAAACATATCGGTGTAAGTAATAGCCGTTTTT